ACAATATCGAGAAAAGTTGTTTGAAGCATGTCAAACAGCTGGTGTTCCAGTTCCTTTAGATGAGCCTACGGATCTGGATTTGTTTTTTGTTAATCCGGCTTCGCCTGATCGAGGCGGTAGTTATCTTGCTTTTGAACAAGCAGTCGATGGCTTGACCTTGAAAGGACCTGCCGTATTTACTGACGATGGCTTGATTGCGAAGGTTACGATGGACTGCTTCTGGCCTAATGGTGCTTACGATAGGCGTGGGAGAGTTCGTCGTAAAGGAAATAAGGTCTAGTAGCTCAACTGGATGAGCGCGACGCTTCGAACGTCGAGGATGCAGATTCGAGTTCTGCCTAGATCGCCATTTTAAGCAAGGAGGAGAGAACCGGGAGGGCGTACCGGCACTGCCTTGAAAGCAGAGGGTACCGAGAGGTATGGAGTTCAAATCTACCCCTCCTCCGCATAGTGCATTTTCTGCAAACTACGGAAGTACTAGTTGCAAGCGTATGAGATGGAAAGCTACGCACCATTTGTTGCGGATAGAGGTCGGGTGACCCGTTTAGCCTCATAAGCTAATACAGCAGGATTCGAGTTCCTGGTCCGCTTCCAAATTTGGGTAGATATGCAAGCGGTTAAAGCAGTCTGTCTGTAAAACAGATCCCTTAGTGGTTCGTGAGTTCAAATCTCACCCTACACCACCAATACAATGCGGGCTTAGCTGGAAGGTCGAGCACTTGGTTGCCAATCAAGAGATGAGGTTTCGATTACCTCAGTCCGCGCCAGTTTATACAATTTCGCCCGGTCTTTGCAGGGCAGGGTGATTGTACAGCCCTGTAGCGTTAGGCAAACCGCTGCCGGGCACCAAATAATGCCTAGTAAGCAACTGTGGTCAATGCACGCGACTGAAAATCGTAGGAATGATGTTCGATTCATCAACTAGGCACGGGGGCAGCGCCGGGGCGCAGCTTTTGTTTGCACCAAAAGCGGGCTCAGATCAACACTGAGTGCCTCCACCAAGTATTTGATATTACTAGTTTATTTCGGAGTAGCTGAGTGGTACAGCGGTTGCCTGTTAAGCAAATGATCGCAGGTTCGATCCCTGCCTCCGAAGCGTTGCCATCGAATAATGGAAGTTCATCAGTCCCTCAAACTGATAGCGCGGGGTCAGAACCCGCTGGCAACACACAGACCTTTATTTATGATCAAATCTTGTCTATGATGGACAAGTCCTCTGAATGAAGGTGATAAAATTGTACTATACAATTTACAAAACAACCTGCTTGATAAATGGAAAATTCTATATTGGAAAACATCAAACTAAAAATTTAGATGATGGTTATCTTGGTTCTGGCAAATTGCTGATGTATGCGATGAGAAAATATGGAATTCAATATTTTGTAACTGAAATAATTGCTGTTTATCAAGAAGAGTGGCGAATGAATTTAGCCGAGCGTATTCTGGTAGTGCTTGATTTAGAGATTAGTTACAATCTTTGTAAGGGTGGGCACGGGGGATTTGGTTATATTAACAGAAACAAATTAGGTGTTAGTCCTGTAGATATATTGTCAGAAGAACAATTGCTCGCAGCTAGAATATTGGGCGGTAAGAAAGCTTCGGCAAATATGTGGAGTCCGGAAAATAAAGAAAAAACAAGACTTCGTTTTGTGGGTGATAAAAATTCTCAATTTGGAAAGCCTTCGTTAAGAAAGGGAAAGAAACTTTCTAAAATACACACTGAACGTATACAGAAGGCTGCAATCATTAGGGAAGCGAATTCTTGTTGGATTGTAAAAGGAGAAGAAGAGAAGAAAATTAAAATCAATGAACTTGATAAATATAGATCAGAAGGATGGAAAAAAGGAAGACCTTCAAATAAATTCAAAAATATCTGCACGTAACCGAACGGCGCTACGAACGTCATACACGTAACTGAAGTTGAAAATGCAGGTTTGACTCCTGCCGTGCAGGCCAATACAAAATAATTTGTATAAAAAATGCAAGCAATACTGGTTTGTGCGTATGATAGATTATAAAGAATAGGAGGTTTATTATGGTATTAGGGATGAGGGCAATGCTCGCCATTCTAGCTGGCGGATCAAATCGCGACGCTTCTGAATACTATGGCCAGAATATCGAAGCTGTAGAAATGAAGGACGAGCGATTGGTCCTTTTGTTGTCTAACGGTAAAAAAATTTCAATCTTTGATAATGGCCAAGATTGCTGCGAAAGTCGCTACATGACTACTATGACGATATACAGTCATTGGTAGGTGCTTCTTTGGTTCGAATTGAGTCAAAACCCGGCCCTGAAACTGTTGGTGAGGATGATAACGCGCACGAAATAGTATTCGTTGAAGTTGGGACCGATAAGGGCTTTATTACAATTGTGAATCATAACGAGCATAACGGTTATTACGGCGGCTTTGCGCTGACAATTACTGAGGAGTAGCAATCCTAGCTAAATCCTATTTAAGCTAATGAGCATTGCTTATAACGCGTTTAAACATACCCCTTTCGTATAATGATAGTACAGCGGTCTCTGAAATCGTTAGCTGTGGTTTGATTCCACAAAGGGGTGCCAGAATTTACTTATGACGGTATGGCGGAGTGACTACGCTCTGGATTGCAAACCCAGCTAGGCAAGTTAAAATCTTGCTACCGTCTCCAATCTGCTTCCATCTGCCAACTGGAAAGGCTCCGCTCTTCTAAAGCGGCAATCGGTGTTCGAGTCATCGTGGAAGCGCCAATTTCTCTACGTAGCTCAGTTGTATAGAGCAGCGATTTCCTACATCGCAGGTCCCAAGTTAGAATCTTGGCGTAGAGGCCAAATATGGGGTAGAGAGATAGCAGGGTTGCTATAACTGTTTGCTAAACAGATTGTACCTAATGGTATGCGAATCGTTCTCGCCCTACTCCGCATAGACCTTGCACAATGATCAAATTGCGTCTATAATTGACTAATCCTCTTGTGCAAGGTTTTTCTTTTTGTATTATACTATTTATAAAACTACATGTTTATTAAATGGTAAATTTTACATTGGTAAACACCAAACTAAAAATCTTGATGATGGTTATTTTGGTTCGGGTAAATTACTTGTTAGATCTGTGAAGAAGCACGGTGCCGAAAACTTTACAACAGAAATAATTGCTGTTTATGATTCCGTAGAAAAAATGAACTTAGCTGAAAAGATTCTAGTAGTTTGTGATCCTGACATTAACTACAATCTTTGTAAAGGTGGCGGAGGCGGCTTCAGCTTCATTAACAGTATGGGGCTGCGATACAACCTGACAAAACATATAGCAGCATGGTCTCCTGAAGAGCGCGCGGCTAAACAGGAAAAGATGCGCCCGAAACGCATTGCTATAGGAAAGCTTGTAGGTAAATATATAGTAGCCAACCGCTATACTGGTGTAAATGGTATGCTTGGAAAACGGCATACTCAGGCCGCTAAAGAAAAAATTGGGGCGAAATCAAAAACTAGACCAAGCCCTACCGCAGGTAAGCCTAGGCCAGAAATTACTAGAAAAAAGATAGCAGACGCACTGCGTAGTAAAGGCATAAAGCCACCATCACGCAAAGGCTCTGTATTTACAGATGAGCACAAACAAAAGCTATCTGCTAGTGTAAAGGCCACATATGCAGCTAAGAAATTAATGCGTGCTTAGGTTAATGGTAGACTCCCTCGCTTCCAACGAGGATACACGAGTTCGATTCTCGTAGCCCGCGCCATTTACGGACCGTTCGGCTATCAGCTAGGCTACTGGGCCTTCACCCCGGAGAAGCGAGGGCAGCACTCGCACGGTCTGCCAATACAAATATGGGAAAGTGGCGCAACTGGTAGCGCAGTGGATTTTGATTCCAAAGGGTGGGGGTTCGAGGCCCTCCTTTCCTGCCAATTTACTAACCCGCTACCTCCGGCGAGGAAGCATCTTTCATACGGATGCCAGCCAAGATCGACACTTGGTCGCGGGACCAACATATGCTGCCTATGCTCGATGGCAATGAGCACGCCGCCTGTGAAGCGGTGGGAAAGTGTTCGAATCACTGAGGCAGTGCCAGTTTTGCGAGTT